TCCATCGCCATAGCAGGGAGCCTGACACAGCGGCGTGCGCCCGATCACCCGCGCCGTCTGCCACGTCAGCCCTTGGCGGATTTCATAATCGACGGTGCGGAAATCTTCGACTTCGGTCCAGACCATCTGGGTGTTGCCCGCCACAAAGACAGTCGTCAATCCGGTGATGTTGGGCAAAGGCGACAGCAACGCCAAACCGCGCAGGGTGTAGCTGTAGGGCTGGACCTCGGAGATGTCCTGCAAGGCGCCGCCCCAGATGTTGAAGGACAGGAGCTTGACGTACAGCGTCTTGCCGATTTGATCCATGCGGAAGGGATATTTGATCAGCGCGTTGTCGATGCGGACGAACGGCGCCCCCGCCGCGTGATCGGCGATGCTGCTGCCATAAGCGCCGCGCACCAGATAGTTCAACTGATAGCCGCCCGCCTGCATCAGGGTGGCACTTTGATAGGCCAGCCACTCGCCATCGACCCAGCACAGAGTATTGAGCGCCGTCGCATCGGCCAGCGATCCGCTCAACATCTGGCGGCGGGTGTCGCACAGTTGAACCGACAGGGTATCGGTTTGATCGATCGCGGCGCCAGATGGCAATTCGGCGGTCAGTTGGCCATAACGGGCCGGACCATTGCTGCTGCCGACCTTTTTATAGGTCGCGCCATCCTCCGAGATCCAGACGTCGCAGCCACCCCAAACCGGGCCGCCGGTCACCGCCAGCCATAGCTCCAGGCCATTGGCGGTCAGGGCGTCGGGCGGCTCGAACATCGCCGGAGCCGTGCAGTCGCCGCCGGTCTGCGAATAGTCGGCGGCGAACCCCTGGGTATCCTGCACCGGACGCGTCGTCGTACCCGCCAGACTGTCCGGCACATCCTCGGCGGTGACGCGGAACGAGGAATCGCTTTCCTCGTCGATTTCGGTGACACGGACGGTGTAGTTGACCAGCCCCTGATCGGGATCGCTGATCGACACCAGATCCATCGGCTCCAACAAGGCGCCCAGCGGCCCCATCAGCCATTCATAGGTGGCGGCGACGTTGACGCTGCGGTCGCACAGCAAATCCGCCACCTGCTGCGCGGCCGAGGCGGTCACGATGTGATGCGCCGACACCACGTCGGCAACGCGAAGGCCATAGGTGGCGATGTGGGCGGCGTCATCGCTGGTCACCACGACCGTGTTGTAGCCATAGGAGCGGTCGATATATTCGACGGTAATGCGGTTCGAGGCATCCGCGGGATCCTGACGGGTCACCGTAAGCGGCGGATCGCCATCCTCCGCCAGCATGATGCTGTCGTCGATCGTCATCACCGGCGTCAGGTTGGGGGCGTAGCCCAGGGCATTGGCCGTGGCGTCCAGGATGGCTTCGTCGACATAGGGAATGATCTTGAGTTGCCCCGCCGACCACACCGCTTCGGCCAGCGTCGAGGCCAGCCATTCGGTGATGATGTCGCGGGCCGGACGCGCCTCGGTCAAGGCCACCGACATCGGCAACCCCATGGCTTGGCACCAGCCCGCGTAATTCGACAAATCCGCCAGGCGAGCCGCCGGAAATCCGGCTCCATAGTCCGGATTGGTCAACAGATCGGCGATGCAGTAGGCCGGAGAGGTGTCGTACTGCAAAACAGCGGACGTCCCGAACGGTATCCACTGGGAGGTGACGATGGTTCCCTGCCCCTGAACTTCGAATGAAATATTGGGCATGCTGGTCGAAGTGCCCAAGGCAACATCCTGCAGACCGACATAGGCAAGATAGCGATAGGGCATCGCCGCTTCCGGATGAACGCTGTTCAAATAGTCCCAGGTGGTCTGATTGCCGTCGCCCAGTTTCAAAGTGCCTGTCGCCGGCATGGAACCCATGGAGTATTGGGACTTGTCCCACCAGATTTGGCTGATCGCCCTGACGGTGCCGCTGCCCAAGCCAAAGGCGAAACTGGCCGTATAGGTATAGGTTGTCGTCGTCGTGGCGCCGCCGCCGCCGCTGCTGCCGCCGCCGCCGCCGCCCTTGCCGCCGCCGCCGCTGCTCCCGCCGCCGCCACTGGTGACCTCGATATTCGGGATGGCGGTGAAATCGCCGTACCAGATCATGTTTCCGGCCACGCGGGCGGTGCCGTAAATGACGGGGATGACCGTGCCATAGCTTGACTGCTGAAGGCGCAGGCTTCCCACCGCCGGGGTGGTGTTGGCCTGTGCCGGCGCGGCACTCGACGAATTTCCTCCGCCGGAATTGCTCATGGTGCAGTCTCCCATAAAGTATAGAAGCGCCGTTCGCGCGGACGGCCGACACGGTTCAACGACATCGATGCGCCGTCATCGGCAAGGACACCGTGGCCGATGACCGAGTGAATGATGCGCGGCCAGGCGACGACGATGCCGCCATGCGCCAAGCAGCGGCCATAGCGCCACATCACCATGTCGCCAGGAGACGGCTCGGCCACCTCATGGGCATAGGACAGCACGCGCGCCAGATAGCGTTCGCCGGTCTGGTGCAGATGCCAGTCCATCGGATAGAACTCGACACTTTGCGGCGGAATCAGGCCACAGGCGGCATAGACCTCGGCGGGCAGCATGGCGCAATCGACGCCGACGCCCTTGACCCGGCCCATATGGTGATAAGGCGTGCGCAACCAGCTGCGCGCCTCCGCCACGACGGCGGCGCGTTGCGCCTGTTCAATGTCGTCCATGGCTAGAACGCCGTTTCCGGGACCGGAACGAAGGGCATGCCGCCGAAATTGGCGCCATTGCCAAACACCCCGGCACAGGTTGCCTGGGTCTTGTCGCAGGCGGGATAATAGGACAGGGTGTCACCAATCTCGGGCATCCAGGGCAACGGATTGCTCAACTGGACCACACCGCCATCGATCCAGCGGACATTGCGGGACAGCCCCCGGCACACGCCGCTGGTCATTTTCACCCAACCTCGATTGCCGCCGCTCACCGCGTTGAAAGCGGCACAGGGCAGAGTCAGGGTGGTGGCCGCCGAGGTGATGCTGACCGGCGAAGCCAAAGAAGCGAGATTGATGCCGCAGGCGCTGTCACCCAGAAGAAAACGGCAGGACGGGCCATAGAGCTGGGACGGCACCTGCACGTCGAGCAACGACAGCCAGCTTTTGACGGTGATCTTGACGCCGGTGCGTGACACCGCCTGCGTGGCGGAAACACCGATGAAGCGGGGCAGCACCCCGGCAATGACCGGCGGCGGCCCCCAGTTGCTCAGATAGCACCAGTCAAGTTCGACCTGAGCGGCATCCAGCAACCCGCTTTGGGCGGCTTGGCGCAACGGCACGCCATTGACCGACGGCTCCTGATCCGGATTAACGTTGATCGTCACGTCCAGGGTATCGGTTTCCAGCCCGCGCACCAGATGCAGTTGGCCGCGGTCGAAGCGCGCGCCGGTATGCAGGTAGGTGACGCCGTTCACCGTCAGGTCGATATCGGCGGAGGTCCAGGTCAGCACCCCTCCACCGACCGGAGTGATGGTGTAAAGATCGGCGCGGGAGAATTGGCCCGAGGCGATCAAGGCCTGCAAAGAGGCGGAAACAGCGATCATTTCACACTCACCAAATCACAGGTGTCGAGGCTCCACAGTTGATGCATGAACTGCTCGAACTCGGCCTGGTCCATATCGAAGCGCACGCGGAAGTAGTACGAAAAGTCAGCCGTCAGCATTCCTTGCGGCGGAGCGCTGCTGAAGGTGACGAGCCCGGTGGCCGGATCGATGACCCACGAAATGCCCGGAGCCAGCGAGACCCCGTCGAGGTAGAAGTTTTGCGGAAGACTGAGATTCGGCGCGGTGATCGGCTCGACAAAGCTGCCAAACGCCCGCAACAGCTGATAAGTGGTCGTCGCCCCATCGGCCACGCCGATCATTTGACCGGTCACGCTGTTGTCGTCGGGATCGGTAAACAGGAAGCTGTCGTACTGGCCGCGCCGGGCCATGAAAAACCCCGCCAGCGTCTTCAATTCGTTGGTGGCGTCGTCACGCAGCAACTCGTATTTCAGTTTGAAATGCCAGCGCGGATTGGCCCACATGGCGATGCGGGTTTCGGCGCCGTTGGCGGCCTGCTTGACCAGGGTCGAGAACTCCGGCCATTTGCCGACCGACCAGGATAGGCCGGGCAGCGTGGGGAAGATGGCTGTGCTCATGCTTATCCTGCCTAGGCGTAGTTGCGATTGTTGCGGGCGATCACATCCGACAGATAGCGGGCGTGATCGTCGAAGAATTGACGCGCGCCGCGCGTGTCGATGGCGCTGACGGACGGCGAGTAATTGACCACCGTCGGCTGACTCTGCGCCGCAGCCGCCGATGGCGTGCCCGCCGGCAAAGCCACGCCTTGGCCGCCGCCGCTCATGCCCTGCGGCATGCCATAGCCCGGCCCAGCCGCCGATCCGGCAGCGGCGCCGGCGGAGGAACTGGACGAAGCCGCACTGACGGAAGAACCGGCGGAACTGGCGGTGGCCCCCGTCGCACCGGCAGCGGAACCACCGGCGGAAGCCGCGGAAGCAGGGGACGCGCTGGAGCCGCCACCGCCCGAAATCATGTCGCGAAGCGGATTGGCCAACGAGGCGGGCAGCACCATCTCGTTCTTGTGCAGTTCGGTCATCATGCCGTCGGCGGGAACCTGATCCCAACCGCCCTCGGCCGAGGCAATCGACTTCCCGATCATGAACACCGCCGCCAAAGCGCCCGCCGCCGCGATCGGCGCCAGCACCGGGCCGACGAAGGGGATTGCCGCGATGGCCGCATAAGCCCCGGCAGCGGCGGTATAGGCGTCGATGGCGACCGACGAGATGGCGTTGGCCGCCTTGGCCGCCAACCCCTCGCTGGAGGCGGTTTCCTCGGAAGCGGCGCGCGCTTGGGTGCCGGCTTCCGTCGCCGCCGTCTGCTGCCCCTGTGAGGCGGTCTCGGCGGTCGAGCGCTCGCCGGCGCCGGCGGTGGTCGATGCGGTCTGCTGATCCTGCGACGTCGATTCCGCCGTCATCCGCTCGTTAGTGCCGGTGGTGACCGCCGTGGTTTGCTGGGTTTGCGCCGTTTTCTCGGCTGTGGCCTTGTCGGTCGAGGCCTGCTTGGAGACGGTCGTCGAGTTTTTTACAAGATTGTCTTTCTGCTTATAGAGACCGACATCGGATTCCAGCGTCTTCAATTGCTCGGCAATGTAATTGCTGACCATCTTCTTGACTTCGCCGGTGAATACGCTCTCCAGACTCTGGATCGCCGCCTTCTGCGCCTTGGCGAAAGATTCCGTCCCCTGCAACGCAGCCGAACCAAGATTGAAGGCGCTGTCACCGAGCGACTTATTGGTCTTGTTGAGTAGAGTATCCATCGTTGCGACATTGGCCTGATGCCGCTTGGTGACGGTATCCGAGGCAGTCGCGGTCTCGTCCAGCGCCGATTTATACTGTCCAAGCCCCCCCGTCGCGGCGGCGACGGACTGCGTTGATTGGTCCACGGCGGCGGCATGCCGTTGCGCGGCCTCTTCATCGTCTTGCGTCGCCACGGTGTTTGCCTGCAAGGCGCTCTGCAACTGTTGCATCTGCGCGCCCATGGCGTCGAGGCTGGTGGAGACATCCGAAACGCTCTGGTCGAAGGCGTCGAAATTATCGTCGCTGTCGTCCATCGAGCCGGTGGTGTCGGCCAATTTCTGATTGATGTCATCCAGCGCCGACAATAATTCATCGGCATCGGCGGAAAAGCTGAAGCTGATATCTTCGGCCATGATTGCCTCTTTTCAACCTGGGTTGGGTTATGATGAAAAGTGCCGTGGCACAATGCCGGGAAACGCCATGAAAAAAGGCCGCCCGAAGGCGGCCTTTAGATGGTCAATAATCAAACAATGACGATAGTGGCGCGGAGCAGCGCCAAATCTTACTGGGTCATGTATTGAACGAAATTCCGAGCTTTCAGGTCCGGATCTTCGACGCAGCCCAGAGCATTGGCACACCACGCGACCAGCGAAATCTCGTAGGTGTTGGCCGACACGGCGCGTTTTGTCACCTCATAGGCGATTGCCGCCTCTCCGTCCTTTGGCGTCGTCGTCGTGATCCTGAAGTCGTCAACCTTCTTGATCGGGCGAGATGACACACTCTCCACCCACCGCCAAGCCTTACCCCAAGCGATTTCGCAGTCTTTGCCGGCGCGGCAGGTCACGCTCACCTGCGGCGATTGCGAGGAATAACATCCGCTCAACGCCACCACCATTGCCACCACTGCCGTCAACCGCATCATGCTCGCCCCTCCCTTGGAAGCGAGCACTCTCGCTCAAGTCGCATCCTGGCGCAACCTTGCGACCGGAACCGCCATCGCCCGGATTGGGGACGATGGCGGGCGGATAATGGCAATACCCTCCTAACCCGGCGGCGCTTGGCCGGTCAGTTCGCTGAAAAAGCTGTCGAAGTCCTGCTTCTTGACCTTCGGACGATCGTCACCGAAGCCCAGATAGGCCGCCACCATCAAGTGAAGAGGAGGATGGAGACGCCAATACTCGGCCAAGGCGCGATAGCGGGGTACGGTCAGTCGACCGGCTTCGGCCCAACTCCACCCCGTCGAGGCGACGATGTGGGCGTAAAGGCCATCCCAGTCTAGTTCTGCGCCGCCCCCGCCAGCGCTTCCCCCACGGCGGTCAACCCCGACACGCGGGCGATCACCGGCACCGCTCCCAGGATCTCGGGAACGGTGGTGCGCAGTTGGGCCAACTCCTCGGAGGTGAGGACGTCGGACAGGGCGGCAGCGATGATGTCGCGCGCCGCCTCCAAGCCGCCTTCGGCCAAACCGTTGCGCAAGCGCGAGAAGGCCGGAAGCATCCGTTGCAACTGGTCAAATGTGAATGCAGCAACTTCAAAGTCGCGGCCGCCCAGATGGATAATGTCGATTTCGCTGTTAACGCTCATTACGATACCTCGTTAAATGACCAGGTGAACACATTGCCGGCGGCGTCAGCAAAGCAATCGAAGTCAATTTCCGGGACCGCGAAATCATCGGCCTTGGTTGCCAGATTGAGCTTGTTGCTGACGCAGGCGTTCAACGTCAGCACGGCCTTCTTCAGGCCGCCAGGAGCGTTGTAGACGGTTTCCAAGGTGACGCTGAACACCGGCTGGGTGCCCAACTGCTGGTTGACGACGGTAAAGCTTTGGCCGCTGCCGACCACGCCGTAACGGTAGCTGATCAACAGCGCCATCCCGATATCGGCCGCGTTGAAGCTATAGAGGCCGGTGCTGGAGACGCTGTACTGACCCTCGGCCGGGGTGCTGGCGACCTTGAGCAGGGTCAGGCCGGTGGCGGCGTTGACGACGCCAAGATCGGCCGACCAGGTCGCGGCGTTGAGGACCGTCACCTGATACGGCCCGACCGCCGGCACAGCCGCCGCTTCGCCATTGGCGGTCACCACTTGGCCGGACTGCAACTGCGCGCCGAAGAACAGATCGGTGTAAATGCTCCCCTGGATCTGGGCGAATTTGGCCTTGCCGGTGATCTTGCCGGTACCGCGCGCCACCGCCAGGGGGAACTGGTTCTGACCATAGAGATGCTTGGAACTGGCCGAGAATTCCACGCTGACGTCATTCAACGCGCCGAACTTCTGCGGGGTGGAATTGGGAATGTCGCTGCGGGTGCCCCACAAGGTGCCGGAGCCGAAAATATACATCGCCATGGGTGATTACTCCTTATTGCCGTAAGGGGCCGGCGCCGACAGGGTCGGTGCCGGCTATGCGGTCGTGGTCAGGGGTGTTGGTCAGGGAACGAGCATGTGGACGGTCAGAATGGCGGCAGCCCGCTCGCCCAGCGGGCCTTCGAAAACCTCGATCGGGCCATCGATCCAGGCATGTGCCACCTGCCCACCCAAGGTCTGGGTGTCCGCCGGCGGCGGCGGCAGCAAAGCCGTCTCAACGGCGTCGAGCAGGCCGTTGAGAACGATCCCGGCGGGGGTGTGACGGTCGGGATTGGCGGCATAGAGGAACAGCTTGGCGCCCAGGGTGCGCCGCGACGGCAGACCCTTTTGCTGAACCATCTGCTGGTGATCGACGACCATGAACAGGGCCGGCAACTCGCTGACCGCCATCTCTTCCAAAAGGCGGACACGGCGGTCGCAGATCCTCACCTGCCCCGCCGTTTTCAGCCCGCCCAACAGCGCGAACAGGGCGACATAGGCGGCTTCGCGGGTCATGGCTGCACCTCTTGGCGCACGGCGTCGTCAAAAGCGGCGGCCATCTCGTCATGCATGTCGGCCAAGGGGGCCGAGATGAAGTGCCGCGCGGCATAATCGACCTGACGGCTGAACGAGCGCACCAGGATGTCGTGCGGATTGGCCACCGGCTTGCCGAAAGCGACCGTCATCATGCGCAGATGCTCGGCCACCTGCTCGGCGCCGCTGAAGCCGTATTCCTGCATGGCGGCATAGGGCGAGTTGCTGGACACGGTGGCGGTGATGGCGCTGGCCGCCGAATCGGGAAGAACCTCGCAGGTCAGCGAATCGCGCAAAGCGCCGCTGCCGCTGTTGAGGATGCTGCCGTTCAGCCCATCGCCGATGCGGCTCAACAATTCCTCGGACAGCGCCGAGGCGGTGCGTTGCAAAGCATCGCGGACGGCGTCGCCCATCTGGGCCAGTCGCTGGACCAGCCCATTGTCTTCGACGGTGACGGAAATCATAACGGCAGGATCCTCTTGTAGCAGGCGAGGACCAG